AGAGGTTTTATTTTGATTACATTATTTTATATACTTATAGTATTAGCAATTTTAAAAATCTTTATAGGTTTAGTAATTAACGCGGAGATTTCTGTAGGCCCAATATTCGGAGTTATGGTAGGTAGTCTTTACTCTTATACCGACTACGAGGAAGGAAGAGAGCATACGCTACAGGTTTGTATAATATTTTTTAGTATAGCGGTAGTTTGGATAGAAACTTAGATTGGTTAAATATAGTAGCTAAAAGGCATAAGTATTGGGTAGGAATAGTCCGTAGTCTAATAGGCGATTTTTACGCTGAGGATATAGTCCAGGAGGCTTATATTGCCTTAACTAAGTATAGCGATCCCGATAAAATAATAAAAGACGGTAAAGTAAGCGAGGGATATATGTTTTTTACTTTAAGATCTTTAGCTTACCAATTTTATAATAAAAAGAAAAAAATTAGTATAATAAGTATAGATATAGACGAAAGTTTTTTACAATTACCCGATAAGGATAATATAGAGGAAAACGAGGCGTTTCATAAAATTTGCCTTCTAGTAGACGACGTAGCTAAAGATTGGCATTGGTACGATAAAAAGATCTGGAGGCTCTATAGTCAGACGGATATGAGTATAAGAAAACTCGCAACGGAAACTAAAATTAGCTGGGTTAGTATATTTAATACTTTAAAAAATCTTAAATTAGATATAAAAAATAAAATAGAGGAAAATTATGAAGACTACAAATTCGGAGACTGGGAAAGAATCGATACCGACCGATAAGAGAACTAAAGAGTATAAGGAATGGGTTAAGAATCATTCTGTATTATCTACAGGACTAGGATCTAAAATAGAGAAAGTAACTAAAGCTACGGGTATAAAAAAAATAGTAGATACCGTCTTTGATACTTTAGGAAAAGACTGCGGATGCGACGCTAGAAAAGAAAAGCTAAATAAGTTATTCCCTTCTAGAAAGCCCGAGTGTTTTACGGAAGAAGAATTTAACTTAATAAAGACCGCTATAGATACTAGAAAGAATAGGTTTAGCGGAGAAGAGGTTAAAAGGTACGCAGCTATATACGAAAGGATATTTAGAACTAGAGTAGAATGTACTCAATGTTCTTTTAAAAATACCGTTTGGAACTCTCTAGTTAGGATTTATAAAGAATATTCTTAAATTTAAAACAAATAATTATAATGGAGAAAGTTAAATTACTTAAAGAAATAGAGTTTAGTAATAATTTCGCTATAGTCTCTTCTAGACTCCTAGAATGGAATAAGAAAAAACCTATGCCCGAATTAACCGAAATGATATCTGCGGTAACTAAATGGTATTTCTATACTTACGAACTAGAAAATAACGATAATATTAGAGATAAGATAATAAGCGAATATAGAGCGGATAAACTTAGGGCTATAGAAAGAGCTAGAAAGGCAGAGGAGAAACTAGAAAAAGTAGAAAAGGAATTAGAGAAATATAAGATCGCTTATGGATAGTCTATTAGCTGGTTATATAGCCTTTAGGATATTAGAATACTTATTAGTTAAGTTATATTATTTTATAGTAAATGAGTAATTATATGGATAATTTAAAAGGATACGTTACCGATACTACTACGGGTTTAGTATACGAAGGAAGAAAAGACGGAATAGTAGAAAAGGTTAAGAACCTTCTAGACTCTAGGTCTAAGAAAGGTATTAAAGAATACGGTACTACTTTAGAGGATAACCCTGACGGATTTTATAGATGGGTAAACGAACTACAGCAAGAGCTTTTAGACGCTGCCTTATATTTAGAAAAACTTAAAAACCAGAAATAATGCCAATACCTAAACGAACACCAAAAGAAACAGAAAAGGAATTTATACAGCGATGCATGATAGATCCCGTAATGACAACAGAGTACAGAAATAAAGATCAGCGTTACGCAGTCTGCAAACAAGCTTACAATGAAAGAAATTAAATTAATTAAAATGCGTAACGATTTAAAGCTTACTCAAGAGGCTTTAGCGGTAGCTCTTTATAGGATAGAACAATTAGAAAAAAAAGTTTTTCCTAAAGAAAAAGAAAAAAAATAGTATTAGTTAATAAAATGTTTACTATATTAGCGTATAACTTTAAAACAAATAATTATGTATCGAACGTATTACGAAATGATGACTAACGCGGAACTCTTAGAGGACGCAACTAACGAGAGCCTTTTAGATTACTATAGAAAGGAATGTAAGGCGGTTTTATTATCTAGACTAGAATCTGAAAAAGAAATTATAGAGCTATGATAACCTTACTAAATAACGAATCATACGGTAGAGACGAGATCCTAGCTATGATGTACGACGACGAATTTTATTACGGCCACTTAGGAAAAAACGCTTTAAGTAGTAGTTCCTTAAAAACTTTACTTAAATCTCCTAAGACTTATAGAAACGTAATTAAATACGGTTCGGGGGATAGTCCCGCTCTTAGGTTAGGTAAGTTACTTCATTGGATGGTATTAGAGCCGCATAAGATAGATAAGCTTAATATAGTAGAAGCTAGTTCTAAGAATACTAAAATATATAAAGAGGCTTACGAAAAGGATAACGAAGTATTCCTAAGAAAAGAAATAAGTGATAGCGAAAGATTAGCGGACGCTTTACTAAGAAACGAGGAAGTATTAAGATTATTAAGTAAATCAGAGTTCGAAGTTCCCGAGATAGCGATGATAGATGGATTACCATTTAGAGCTAAGGCCGATATACTAAAGGACGATATGATAATAGATATCAAATCAACGGCCGATTTATCTACCTTTCGTTTTTCCGCTAATAAATACGGATATGATTTACAAGCTTATCTTTATCTTAAGATATTCGGAAAGAAGAAATGTAAGTTTATAGTTATAGATAAAGCTTCTACGGACGTAGGTATATTCGAAACTAGCGATGAGTTTATAGAATCGGGAAAGGCTAAATTTATACAAGCCGTATCGATATATAAATACTTCTTTAGAGAAGATAACGATATAGACCAATACGTTTTAAGAGGAATATTATGAGTAAGTTTAGCTTCGATACCGTTAAGGATTTCGATAAGCATATAGATAAAAGTATACCTTCCTACTCTACTCTTTTAAATATAATAGAAAATATATCTTCTTATTTTATAAGAGATTATTATAACGTATACGATCTAGGATGCTCTACGGGAACTCTTATTAAGAGACTTTACGCTAAAGATAATACTAAGGCTAATTTTATAGGCTACGATATATCTAATAATCTTTTACCCGAGATAGAGGACGATAGAATCTATTTTTATAATAGAGATATTACTAAAGACGTTAATCTAAATAGAGCTTCTTTAATATTTTCTATATTTACTTTACAGTTTATAGATTATTATAAAAGAGAGAGAATACTTAAAAACGTATACGACTCTTTAATTAAAGGAGGAGCTTTTATAGTTACGGAAAAGATATTTTTAGAGGACGCGAGACTACAGGATATATTTACTTTTTCTTTATACGACTATAAAATAAATTCTTTTACGGCTTTAGAGATATTAGATAAGCAGAGAGACTTAAGGAAGATTATGTTTCCTATTAGCGAGAAAGAAAACTTAGAATTATTTAGAAAAGTAGGATTTAAAACTATAGAGCCTTTTTTTCAATCTCTAAATTTTAAAGGATGGATTCTTTTAAAGTAGAATATAAACCTTTACTACTAGAAGAGGTAATAGCCGAATCTAATAAAAAATTATTTAACGTAGTATCTACTTTCGCGGGAGGAGGAGGTTCTTCTTTAGGCTATAGATTAGCTGGAGGTAATATATTAGCTATTAACGAGTTCGTAGAAAGTGCTAGAGATACCTATAGAGCTAACTGGCGAGAGACTAAGATATATCCTAGCGATATAAGAGAACTAAAAGGAAGTACTATATTAAACGATCTAAACTTAAAAGAAGGAGAGTTAGATATATTAGATGGCTCCCCGCCTTGCGCCTCCTTTTCCCTTTCGGGTAATAGAGAAAAAGATTGGGGTAAAGAAAAGAAGTATAGCGATAAGACGCAAACGACCGACGATTTATTCTTCGAGTACGCTAGACTAATAGACGAAATAAAACCTAAGACTTTTATAGCGGAAAACGTTAAAGGGCTACTTATAGGAAGTGCTAAGAATTTTTTCGGGAGTTCGCAGTTAGGTTTATTCGGAGGGCATAGCGATACGATATATCATACCCTTACTAACCTAGGTTATAAAGTATATTATAAAGTTTTAAACGCTAAGAATTACGGAGTACCGCAGTCTAGGGAAAGATTAATTATAGTAGGAGTAAGAAACGATATAAATATACCTTTTAAGTATCCTAAGGCTAACGATTATATATTTTCTTTACGAGAAGCTTTCGAGGGTTTAGAACATAGTAAAGAGGAATTAGAGGAGGTTAATATAGATAGGTTCGCTATATATAAAGAGGCTATTAAATTAGAAGAGGGGGGTCAGAGCGAAAAGTATTTTAACCTAATAAAGTCTAATAGTAAAAAGCCTTCGGGAACGCTAACGCAGACGGCGGGATCGGTAGGAGCAGCTTCGATAATACATTGGGATAATAGAAAGTTTACCGTAAAAGAAGCTAAAAGGATTATGTCTTTTCCCGACGATTATATCTTAAAGGGAACTTATAGAGAAAAAGTAGAAAGACTAGGGAGAGCCGTACCTCCTTTATTAATGAGTGCGGTAGCGAAACAAGTATATAATTTAATTTTAAAGAAATGGGAAAACAATTAAATATCTACGGAAACGTAGAGGAAGGGAATCTCTTAAGAGATAATATAGATAAAATAATATCTATACTAGAAAAGTATAAAATAGATACGGTAGATAAACTAGAAAATATATTTAAAGGTCAAGAGGGAGAGAGAACCGTTAAAAAATATCTTAATAGCGAGATAGGAAACTACGGAATGCAGATAGACGACTTTAGAATAAATAGAGAGGGAAGATACCAGTTAAGCGAAATTAAGAGTCAGTATAAAGTAAATAAAGGAGATTATTACTCCCCTATAGAGGGTCACGGGTTACATCCTGCGCAAGTAGAGGCTAGGGTAAGACTTTCCGAAAAGTACGGCTGGACCCCTATGTTATATATAAACTGCCTAACCGATAAAGTTATATATTACGGAGATCTTAGAGAATTACTAAAAACGGAGACGCATACTTTTTCTAAGGGAGACTTTAGAAAAGAAAGAATACTTTTTAATATAAAATACTTTAATAAATCAGTACTTGGATCGGAATATTATAAATGAATTTTATTTACTAGCTTTACAGGATCTTTCGGAGGGAGCTTCTATAGAAGAGTTAGAAAAAACTATAAACTACTACGAGGCTTTAGAAGATTACGAGGCCTGCGAAGGTATTCTTAGAGCTATAAAAGAAGTAAAAAAAAGTACTATTAACGCTATAAAAGATAAAATTAATGAAATTAGAAGAGATAATAAAGATAGTAGAAGAAGAGACTAAATATAATTTAGTAAATAGAAATAGAAAAAGAGAGATAGTTTACTCTAGAGCTATATACTATAAACTAGCTAGAGTGCATACTAGGGAATCCTTAAGCTCTATAGCTAAGAAAGTAAAAAGAGATCACGCTACGGCTTTACATGGTTTAAAAGTATTCGACGAACAGATAAGCGTTTATAAAGACGCTATAGAATATCTTAAAGTATACGATAAACTAGATAGTCTTATTAGAAGATCTACGAATACTAGAGAGAAAGATATAAACCCTGGCCCGTATTATCGTAATAAATTCGCGAACGCTTTATTAGAACTAAGAGAAGAAAGAAAAACTAATAGGTTATTAAAAGAACAGTTACTAATTAACAGTTAAGCCTTTTTTTTATTATATAATTAATAATAATATTTTTTAATTCTAATGGACGGAAGAAAAAATAACGGAGGGCATAAAACGGCGGGACGTAAATCTAAGTCAGAAGAGGTAGCTTTAGTAGAAAAGTTAACGCCCTTAGAACCTATCGCATTCGAAGCTTTAGAAGAAGGATTAAAGAATAAAGATTTTAAATTCGTGCAGTTATTTTATAACTACTACGCGGGTAAACCTAGAGAGACTAAGGATATAAATATATCTGAGGACTTACCTCTATTTATGGATTAAGAGATAACCTAAGCTCTTATCTGTAATTTTATATGCGGATAAAGAAAACCCCAGCTTTTTATAAATTAAAAGAACTAACCGAAAGAACTCGAGTAGTTAAAGGTGGTACCTCTGCGGGAAAAACTATCTGTATTCTAGCTATACTAATTAACGACGCGATTACTAACTCTGGAAAAGAAATAAGCGTAGTAGCGGAGTCTATACCAGCCGTCAGACGGGGTGCCTTAAAAGACTTCTTAAATATACTTAAAGGCCTTAATAGATATAAGGAAAACCAGTTTAATCGTAGTACCCTTAAATATACTTTTACTAATGGAAGCTATATCGAATTTTTTAGTACCGATCAGCCCGATAAATTACGAGGTTCTCGGAGAACTGATCTCTTTATTAATGAGTGCAATAATATTTCTTTTTCTAGTTACGGTGAATTATCTATACGAACGTCTGGGACTATCTGGCTAGATTATAACCCTTCCCATATATTCTGGGTAGATAAAGAAATAATAGGAGAGCCTGACGTAGATTATATAACTCTTACTTATAAAGATAACGACGCTTTAGCTCCTTCTATAGTAAAAGAAATAGAAAAGGCTAGAGAAAAGTCTAAGACTTCTACTTACTGGGCTAACTGGTGGCGAGTCTATGGTCTCGGAGAGCAGGGAACT